GCGCGGCCCGTCGTCGCGCAAGTTGTTTGCGGCGGGCGGCGGGGCCATCTACGACGTGACCAGCAACGCCGCGGCAACGTCGGCCGTGACCAGCCTTAGCGCCAACCGCTGGCAGTCGGTCAACATGACGACAAGCGGCGGCGCGTTCCTGTGGATCTGCAACGGAACCGATAGCTGCCGCCACTACAACGGCACAACCTGGGCCACGCCATCTCTGACGGGCGTCACCTCGTCGGACGTGATCAACGTCAACGTCCATAAGCGCCGGCTGTGGATGATCCTTAAGAACAGCACGACGGCATACTACCTCGGCACCGATGCGGTAGCAGGGTCGGCTACGTCGTTTGCGCTTGGCGCGACGTTCACGCGTGGCGGCTACCTGATGGCCATGGCTACATGGACCCGTGACGGTGGCTCGGGCTCCGATGACTATGCAGTGTTTATCAGTTCCGAGGGCCAGTGCGCGGTCTACCAGGGAACTGATCCCGCCAGCGCAAGCACGTGGTCGCTGGTCGGCGTGTTCGACGTTCCGCCGCCGATCGGGCGCAGGTGCTTCGCCAAGTACGGCGGCGACGTTGCGCTTATCACCATTCAGGGCGTGTTCCAGCTTTCCAAGTTGCTTGCCGTCGATCAAAGCCAGGCCACGGGCGTAGCGCTCTCCGAAAACATCAGCGCGGCCGTGAACGCAGCGGCAGCGTCCTACAAAGCCAACTTCGGGTGGGAAGTCGCGGTATATCCCAAGGGAACGCGGCTGATCCTCAACATTCCCACGACTGAAAGCGTGCGCGCGGTTCAATACGTGATGAACACCCTCACGGGCGCGTGGTGCGAGTTCGAAGGCATGAACGCCAATTGCTGGCTGATCTACAACGACAACCTGTATTTCGGCGGCAATGACGGTTGCGTCTATCGCGCGGACACGGGATCGGCAGACATCGATACGCCAGTGACGGCAGTCGGGCAGTGTGCCTACGGGGCCATGGGTGCGGGCAACGTCAAGCACTGGAAGATGGTCAAGCCCTTGCTGACCACGGCAGGCGCAGACCGGCCGGCCATCGGCGTGTCGACCGATTTCCGAGAAACGGAATCGTTGTTCCAGCCAAGCTCGGAAGCGTCGACCAGCGGCGCAACGTGGGATTTCTCGCGGTGGGATTCAGCGGTATGGGGCGGCGCTGATCAAAACGTATCCGATTGGGTTGGCGTTGTTGGGATTGGCACGTTCGGGAGCATCAAGTTCCGCGCGCAAACGGGTGTCTCGTCGGGCGGTTCGGCGTGGGGCGTATCGCTGTGGGGCACTGATCTGTGGGGATCTCAGGGCACGTCGGACCAGACGATGCGCATCAACGGTTTCCTCGTCATGGCCGAGGTCGGGGGCAACTTGTGAAGCTGGTGTTCGGCCACGACGCGACCGTGAACGACTGGCTTGACCGCAGATATGGCGTGATGCCGCTCACCTCTGCGGTCACCATCGGCGTGATCGATAATGACGGCGTTCTGAGCGGGGCTTTCGTTACGACGTGGAAATCTGAAGCTACGGCAGAACTTCACCTGTACGGCAAGACATCCAACGACACGTGGAAGGGTTATTTCCATTGGGTGTTCGCCAACACGTACCGTCTCGAAATACTGACCGACAGACGCAACAAAATCATTCGCAAATCAGCCCCGCGCTTTGGCTTCAAGTTTGAGGGCGTCTCCCGAGACTACTACGGCCCCGGCCGTGATGCGTTGCGTTTCTACATGACCCCGCAGCACTGCAGATGGATCAAGGCCGATGGGAAGTCTATTCGGATCGAAGCCTAAGCAGCCGCAGCCGATGAACGTGGCGGCAGTCGGTCAGCAGCAGCAGGCCGAGAACACGCGCTCGGCCTTCCAGCAAAGCGCGTTCAATCGCGTGAACCAGCGCGACCAGTTCGGCAACACGCTGAACTATGCGCAGACCGGCACCGATGCGCAGGGCAATCCGGTGTTTTCGGCCAATCAGGAACTTGGCCAGACCGGGCAGCAGTTTGCCGGCGGGTTTGCTCAGCTTGGGCAGCAGTATTTCAACAACGCCGCAAGCCGGCCGGACCTCGGATCGAACGCTGCATTAGACAGGGCTTATGGCTTTGCGTCAGCCAACCTCGAGCCCCGGTTCCAGCGCGCCACAGATGCCGCAGAAAACCGGCTGAGGAACCAAGGGCTCGACCCGACAAGCGAAGCCTACCGCTCTCAGATGAACGACCTCGCATTGCAGCAGAACGAAGCGCGGAACAACCTCGTGACGGGGCTGCAAGGGCAGATGTTCAGCCAGGGCCTACAGGATCGGCAGCAGGCCATGGGCGAACTGAATCCCGGGCTCGACTTTGGACGCTCAACGCTCAACGTCAATTCCGCCCCAGTGCCCCAGGTCAACACGGGCGGCCCGGTCGATTATGCGGGCCTGAACGCGCAGAACTATCAGCAGCAGCAGAACACCTACAACCAGCAAATGCAGCAGCGGAACGCGATGCTGGGAGGCCTGGCGAGCATCGGCGGAACGATCGCAGGCGCCGCGCTTGGCGGTCCGATGGGCGCAAGTATCGGCAAAAGCCTATTTGGCGGCGCCACGGCTGCAGCCGGAGGAGACAACAACGATCCCGGCGGCACGTACACGGCAGCCAGTCCGCAGTGGTCGACAAACGTGACGATGGCACCGCGCAATCGCTACGCTAGCTTGGGCGGCGCATACGGTGGAGGGTTCTAAGTGGCACCGCTGACGCTGCGCTACAACAACCCCGGCGCCGTCGAGTTCAAGCCGTGGATGACGCAATACGGCGGGCGCCTTGGCGACAACGGCCGGTATGCTGCGTTCGATAGCCCCGATCAGGGCTATTCAGTCATGGGCAAAATCCTTGACACCTACCAAAACAAATACGGCCTTAACACGGTGTCCGGTATCGTCAATCGGTGGGCACCGCCAAACGTCGATAACAACTCGACAGGTGGTTACATCGCCAGCGTTGCCAAGCGCATCGGTGTCGATCCGAACGCCCCTCTTACGCCTGAACATCGCATGCCGCTGATGCAGGCCATGGCCGCCTATGAGGCTGGGACTGCACCAGCGCCTTTGGGCGGCACCGCGTCCGCGCCACGCCCCCAATCACCCATGCCGACTGGAGCCGCACCAATGACGCCGGGATCATTCAACGGCTGGACGCCTGAAATGGTAGCGAGCCAACGCAAGTTTGGCTCTGGGCTGATGCAGCAAGCCACAGACGCTTCGCCCGTCGGGCACTGGACACAGGCGCTCGCACGCGTACTTCAAGGCGGTGTCGGCGGCTACACGGTCGGACAAGCCAACGAAGGGGAACGCCAGGGCAATCAGTCGGTGGCCGATACCTACAGGCAAGGGCTTGCAGGTGGAACCCCGATTAAGCAGATCGCTGCTGCGCTTATGGACCCAGCTAAGACTGGCGGGTTTGGCATGGACGAAGGCAAAAGCGTTGCCAAGGCGGTCATTGCACAAGAACTCAAAGGCCCAGAGCAGACCGAAGCGCAACGGAATTTCGCCTATGGCCAGCGCAACCCAGACTTTGCCAAGCGCGAGATCGAACTGAAGCAGGCCAGCCGGCCGCAAACTACCATCGATATGAAAGGCGAAAGCGAAGCGGTAAAGGCGCGGGCCAAGGCAGGCGTAGAAGCTGAGGTTACGGCTTACAACGAAGCTCGCGCTGCAGGGCAGCAATTGCAGCAGCTCGCCGCCTTGCAAGCGCGCCTTGAGAGGCTGAAAACGGGTGCGACCGCTCCGGCAGCAAGAACCTTTGCAGCTTGGGCCAAGGATCTTGGCGTCTCGCCGGAAGTGCTGAAAAACTTCGGTATTCCTGAAAACTTCGTCGGCGATGCACAAGCGTTTGAAGCCGCAACATCTGGCATGCTGGTCAACAAATTGGGATCGGGCGGATTCCCATCCAACAACTTCTCAAACGCAGATCGAGAGTTCTTGGAGCGAACGTTGCCGCGCCTTGCTAACGATCCGCGTGCTAACCGCATCATGGTCGAAGCGGCAAAGCGAGTGGAGATGTCGAAGATTGAAAAGGCTAAAGCCTATCAGCAATGGCGAGCTTCACCGGACAATAAAGACAAGACGTTCTTCGACTTCGATATTGACTACTCGCAGCAAGTTGGAAACCGCTTTGACGATCTTGTGCAAGAGGCTCGCACAATGCTTGACGGTGCCGGAAGCGGGTACATGCCGCAACCGACGCAACCGGGCCAAGCAGCGCCACAACAGAACGGCGGCGGTGGGCAGATCATTCAAGGCGCGCGGCAGATGATGGCTCCCCCGCCTGCTGCAATCGAGTTTCTGCGCAACAATCCAGCTACGGCGGCGCAATTCGACGAGGTGTTCGGCCCAGGTGCAGCAGCGTCCATCATGGGAACGGGGCAGCCGCAACGCAGCTTCGCGCCGCCGATGCCTTTGCAGCAGCCTGAAAGGCGCGGTTCGCTAAACCGTGAGGTGCTGCGTAATGGCTAATCCATACGAACAGTTTCTCACGCAAGATGCAACACCGGTTAATCCGTACGTTCAATTTGTGCAAGAGCAACCAAGGGTTGGCCTCATCAGCGACGTTGGCAAATCAGCCGCAGCCGGTGCCGTCAAAGGCGTCATCGGCATGGCCGCACTGCCGGGCGCCGTCGAGCAGATCGGCCGCATGGGCATCAACTACGCTGGCCGACAGTTCGGTGCCCAGGGTGATGTGGTAGCGCCGCAAGCGACGCTGCCGCAATTCTCTGACATCAGGAAGGGCGTCGAGAACAAGATCACGGGAAAGCTCTACGAGCCACAGACAAAGGCGGGGCAGTATGCGGGAACGATTGCCGAGTTTCTGCCGGGCATGCTGTTCCCAGCCGCCGGCGCCGGATCTCAGATCGCGCGCCGCGCTGCGCTGAATGTTGCTGCGCCTGCCGTAACAAGCGAAACCGCAGGGCAGTTGACCAAAGGCACTGACGCGGAACCGTATGCGCGAGCGGCCGGCGCAATCGTCGGCAGTGTGGCCCCTCAGATTGTCGGCCGCATGGTGTCTCCGGGCGCCATCAACACAAGTACGGCCAAAGGGGCGGAGCGAGCCAATCAAGTTCAAGCGATGCGCCAGGAAGGCGTGCCGCTTTCGGCGGGCGATGTCAGCGGAAATCGCTCGATTAAATGGGCTGAGAGCGTTGCGGCCGATACGCCAGGCGCTGCAGGGAAAGCAGCAGCATTCAGGGACACGCAATCGGAAAAGTACGTGGAGGCCGTGCTGAAGAAGGCCGGAATCAATGCCAAGGCGGCCACGCCGGAAGTGATTGACGATGCGTTTGTTCGCATCGGGCAGGTTTTTGAAGACGCAGCGTCGCGTATATCCGTCCCGCTGAGTGCAGGAAGCTATGGGCCGCGCGTCACGCAAATCGTTGGCAAGATTGCAGACGACTACGAGCGCATTACCGAACCGTCGCTCCGCAGCGCTTTGCCGCGTGCCATTTCAGACGACCTCAATCAGTTGGCTGCACAGAACAGCCATATGACAGGCGATGTCTACAACGCCTGGAGGTCGCAACTTGGCGCAGCGGCGCGCGGTGCGCAAGATCCGCGGACTCGCGAAGCACTCTACACGTTGCAAAACGCACTTGACGATGTTGCCGAGCGTTGGGTTTCGGCGGCCGGCCGGTCGGACGTGGCGGAAGCTCTCAAGACCGCACGCAAGGAGTACCGCAATCTGCTAGCGATCGAGCGCGCGGCAGTTGGCGCTGGCGAGAACGCAGCGCTTGGCATGTTTAGCCCGCAGCAGTTGGCACAGGCCGTCAGAACCGTACACGGCCAGCGCAATTACTCTCGAGGCCGTGGCGATCTTGTTGACCTTTCCCGCGGTGGCTCTGCGCTGATGACACAGATGCCCAACAGCGGCACGCCCGCGCGCATGATTATGTCAGCCCTTGGTGCGGCGGGAGGAGCGGCGGTCGCCGGTCCCGTAGGCGCTGCTGCCGGTATTTTGGCTCCGATTGCAGGACAAGCAATCGCGGGGAGAGCCATCATCAACCCGACCGTGCAGCGCTATTTGTCCAATCAAGTCGGATCACCGCTGGTCAGCCGGCCGCCTGGCAATCGCACGTCAGCCCGCATCCAAGGCGCGGCGCAGTTTAACGAAACCGACTCCGAACGCAAGCGCATCGCCAGAGAACTGGCGCGCTAACCCCTATCAACCCTGTCTCGCGTACCGCCTGAACAGGAGAGCCCATGCCAAGAAACGGCAGCGGGACAATGAGCGTAGTCAACAGCTTTTCGTCGGGCTCGACGATCAGCAGTTCGGCCATGAACGCCAACTTCACAGACATCGCAACTGAGATGACCAACTCGCTGCCCCGCGATGGGCAAGCGGGCATGACGGGGCAGTTCAAAGCTGCGTCGGGTACGGTTGCTGTGCCGGGCATGTCGTTCGGTTCGGATACTGATACGGGATTCTATCGCAAGGCGTCCAACACCATCGGCGCCGTGGTCGGCGGAACTGAAGTCGGCACGATCGACAGCAACGGATTCAACAGCACCCTCGGCTTGCTGGTGCCGATCCCCACTGGCGTCATGCTGCCGTATCTGGGCACGTCGTCTCCAACGGGATGGGTAAGAGCCAACGGCAGGACGATAGGCAATGCAAGCTCAAGCGCAACCGAGCGTGCCAACGCCGACACAGAAACGCTGTTTTCGTTCCTTTGGAACAATTTTGCCGATGCACAATGCGCTGTGTCGTCGGGCCGAGGCGTATCTGCTGCGGCCGACTACGCTGCAAACAAGACGATCGCGCTCCCGTCGATGCGCGGCCGCGCCCCGTTTGGCCTCGACGACATGGGCAACACCGCAGCCGGTGTGCTTGGAACGGTCATTACAAACCAGACCACCAACGGCGCCACTGGAGGCAGCGAAACCGTGGCGCTGACTCAAGCGCAACTCCCAGCGCACACCCACACACTCTCAGCAACAACAAGCGCGGGAGGCGGCCACAGCCACACCATCAACACGTCCAACGGTTTGGCGTTCGGGGGTGGCGGTATTGGTAACTCCTCCAACAACACCAACGGGCCAGCCAACAGCGGTGCAGTTGTGGCCGTGGCGGATCATACGCACACTGTTTCTGGGACCACATCATCGGTCGGAAGCGGAACGGCGCATTCCAACATGCCGCCAGCTTTCCTGACCACCTTTATCATCAAACTGTGAGGCGCTGAATGTCTCGTGCATCCAATGGCACCTACACGGCGCCAACGAATTCGTGGAACCCGGCCGTCGAAGGCACAGCCATTGATGAGACCGACTGGAACGCCATCCTTGACGACATCGAAACGGCACTGACCGATAGCTTGTCCGTATCCGGTAAAGGCAAGGTCACAGCGCATATCGATTTCGACGAAAATGGAAGCCCCGGCACGCCCGCGACAAACGTCGGCAGGTTTTACGCAGCTGACGTGGGCGGGCTTACCACGCCGTTCTGGAAAGATGCGTCAGGCAACACATACAACCTCCTGCTGTCGTCGCCTGGACTTTCGTTCACATTTGATACCTCGACGACAACTGGCAGCGACCCTGGGGCGGGCAAGGTCCGGTTCAACAATGCAACGGTGTCGTCCGTCACCGAAATTGCGGTAGACGATGCCGATGCGGTCGGCAACGACGTGGCGACCTTCCTCAATAACATTTCAGCCAACACATATTTGATTTTCACGAAGCGCACGGGTGCCGGGGTCGCAATTTTTCAAGTAACGTCTGTCACGAATGACAGCGGATTCACAAAGTACGGAGTCACCTATTCGGATCATGACGGCACGTTTGCATCGGCGGACCCGCTATCGTTGAGCGTTGGTCCGGCTGGCCCAGCAGGTGCAGCGGGAGCAGCCGGTTTGAATTGGCGCGGAGCGTGGCTGACTGCAACCGCGTATGCGGTAAACGACGGGGCCAGCAACGGCGGGTCAAGCTACATCTGCACGCAGGCACACACGTCCGGCGCCGGCACGGAGCCAGGCGTTGGTGCGAGCTGGGCGACGTATTGGAGCACGCTGGCTGCCAAAGGAGCTGACGGCGCCGGAACCGGCGATGTCTCTGCCGCATCCAACTTTGGCACTGACAATCGGCTGATCCGTTCAGACGGCACGACAAAAGGCGTTCAAGCGTCCGCTGTAACGATTGACGACAGCGGCAACATGAGCGGCGTCGGCACGCTGATCACGTCTGGCGTGGCAACGGTCGGGACTACGGCTGCAACTGCGGTCAAGTTCGATCCGTCAGGTTTCGTTGAATTGCCAGAGGTGTCCGCCCCCTCGACGCCGGCTAGCGGGTTCCTGCGGCTCTACGCAAAGTCAGACGGCAAGGCATATCAGAAGAACGACGCCGGCACCGAAACCGACCTTTCTCAATCTGGCGGCGGCTCCGGTTCGCCGTCGATCCCCCAGGGCCGCTTGACGCTCAGCACGGGCGTCCCGGTCATGACCTCGACGACCTCGGCGCAAACCACGGTCTATTACACGCCTTACACTGGCCGATATGTGCCGCTGTACGATGGCACAAGCTGGACGATGACCGACGTCGGCGGCGAGCTTTCGCAAACCACGACGGACACGACCAAAAGCCCGGCGGCTGTCACGACCAACAGCAACTACGATCTGTTCGTTTGGAACGACAGCGGCACGTATCGCTGCACGCGAGGTCCTGCGTGGTCGTCCGACACCTCGCGTGGCAGCGGAGCGGGCACGACAGAAATCGAGCGCGTCAATGGGATCTGGGTCAACAAGGTCGCCATCACCAACGGTCCTGGCGCGCAGCGCGGCACCTATGTCGGCACTATTCGTACCAATGGCACGAGTTCCGTCGATTACATTTTAGGAGGTTCGGCGGCAGGCGGAACGGCTGCAATGATTGGCGTGTGGAACGCATATAATCGTGTTTTTGTCTCAGGCATGATCCGCGATACCACAGATACGTGGACATACTCGTCAACTACAGTGCGAGCGGCAAACGGTAGCTCCACTATGCGAGTTTCGATGGTGCGCGGGTTAAATGACGATGCAGTATCAACGAATTACTTTGCGAGCGGCACTGGCGGATCATCGACAAACGGTGTAACGGGAGCGTCGCTCGACAGCACATCAACGGTCAACGGCTTTATGTGCTACTCGGCTTTATCGGCTTCGCTGAACGGGTCAAGTTCTGCTGGATGGGCTGGCTTGCCTGGGTTGGGCTTCCATTACATTTCAGCGATTGAAGCGTGCGTAAATTCTGTGACGGCGGTAACGTGGTATGGAGATGCTGGTATTTCAGCCTTTCAAACAGGTCTTGCTTATCAGCTAACGGCATAAGGCTTGAAGGGTGCATGATATGATAGCTCATCTGCATGGAGCGTGCGCTAAGGTCGCGCCGATTGTTAGCGTAACGGTTGGCGACAGGTCAGACCGTTCAACATGGTCGATCCAGTTTGCTGACGATGCGACGGAACAGCAAAAGGCTGCAGCGCAATTAATCGTTGACACATACGATCCAAACGCGCCAACTGTCGAACAAATCGTTGCTGAGCGCGAGCGCCGTCTTTCTTTGGGGTTCAACTACGATTTCGGCAACGGACGCGGCGTTCATCGCATCGGTACAACAAAAGAGGATATGGCCGGGTGGTCAGAGGTTTCGACTTATGCCGGCGCGCTCATTGATCGTGGCGACCTGACTACACAAATCCCAATTGCGACTGACACGGGAACGTGTCTTGTCACGCCTCCCGAGTGGCGAGCGATTGAGATCGCCGCAGCTCAGTTCCGACAACCGCTTTGGACTAAATCGTTCGCGTTGATGGCCATGAACCCCATTCCCGCGTCATATCAAGAGGATTCATGGTGGTCCTAACGTCTTTTAGGCGTCTCCAATAGACGATTGTCGGGCCATCCCATGCATATGCGACGGCGAATTGTGTGTATACTGATGCCAGCTGCATTTGCGGCTGCTATCAACGGAATTCTTTCACCGTTTACGTCAACAAACCTCGTCCTGCGCGTGTTTCGCGATTGTTCAACTGGAAGAGCCCATCGACAATTGCCGGGAGCATAATTGCCGTTCATGTCTGGGTATCGGTCAATTGAATGGCGGTTTGACGGGCGTGGTCCCATATCAGAAAGAAAATTTTCAAAGCTGTGGCGCCAACGTTCACATACGGAAACACCGCGTCCTCCGTATAAAGGATAGTCCGGGTTGTTCGGGTTTGTCGTTCGTTGAATGATGCGCTTCCACGTTTCATACTCTCGTGATCGTTTTTTGCCGTGAGTTCTATTCTTTTGTGCTGCCAGTTCAATGCGTAGGCATCCGCAAGACTTTATCAATCCCCGTTTGAGGCTTGATACAAGGATGTCGCGTTGAGTGCCGCACACGCAGTTGCACCGAGCATACCGTCTTCCTTTGTGTGTCGGCGCTTCTGCGATCACCGTTAAACGCTCGTACCGCGTGCGGCCGGCCAAGAGAGATTCGAATGGGGTCCGTTTCATCACAGAATGATTACACAGTCTGTTGACGTGCATCAACTCAAAATCCCCGCGGACTACACGAATGACAGCTACTGGACATAACGATATTGCGGCGCAGATTGCCGAGAACCTGAAGCGCCGCCACAGCACGCACACGGAAGTGGTCAAGGAGGCGCTGCCAGCCGACGTGGCGCAGCGTCTTGAAGCGCTGGAAGGCATGGCGCAAGCGGTGTCCGACCTGTCGGCAAAGCTGGCTGACCTCCTGCACACGTTCAATTCCCACGTGCATGAGCCCCCGCCAGAAATGGCCGAACTGGCAAAGCGCGTGCAGGCCCTTGAAACCCTCGCCAACAGGAGGGCCGCATGAGCCAGCCATGGATGGAACACGCCTGGGCTCACATCGGCGTGCGGGAAACCAAGGGCAAAGCGGCAACGGCCGAGATCGTGGCCATGTACGCCGCGGCGGGCCGCCCGGACATCACCAGCGACGAGGTGCCCTGGTGCGCCGCCTTCGTCGGCAAATGCACGGCCGATGCTGGCCTGCCCCGCTTGATCGACATTGGCGTGCCGAAGGATGACGCGCTGATGGCGCGCTCGTGGCTCAAGTACGGGACCAAACTGGACGATCCCAAGGTCGGCTGCATTGTTGTCCTGAAGCGCGGAGCGCCACCGGCCGG